TCTTGAATTTTTATAAAGTTCATTATAAATTTCCTTAAAGACAAGTGGAGGATCAATGTCTCTTGGATCTTTTTCAATTTTTGGAGATAAAATCATTTTAATATCGGGAAATATTAAATGTTTCTTTTCTCTGAAATCGAAGAAGTTTCCACAGAAACAGCCCACTCGTTTCGACGTGTAAGTTTTAGATTCGTTCATCACGAAACCTAATTCTTTCATTCGTGCAAGATAGTCAGATCGGCGAGCATCGTTGAATAGACCTAACAAGTCATCTCCAAAAACAACGCAGTCATGCCCACCTCTGACCGCAAAATGATGTAAAAGACACAGTATAGGAAAACTTAGTCTTAAACCCATTTGCGTTCCTCTTGCCACGAATACTCTGATAGTCATTCTTCTTTTTAAATAATATGGTTGATTAAAATATTTGACATCCGTACAATTAGGGTTGTATGGATCGCCGGTTTCTTTTAATTTATCTATGAGTTCTTGAATTACTTCATACGGAAGGTCTAAGGCATTTCCTAATTTGTTGAGCCTTTTATTTACGGCTAGCTCATCAAATTCTTCTTGTATGTCATAAGCTATTTCCTTCTCATCGAGCCATTTACATGTCTCGGATGTACGTTTTTCTTCGATCAAATTAGGATTTATCTTTTGGAGTTCTATTTCTGGAAGTACCCCGTGTCCCACCTCTTCGACCGCGACAATACTTGGCAGGTTTTGCTGTAGTCGTGCGTTAGTAGGTAGTGATATTAACGGGTATTCTATAATAGTATCTTTTCTCCATGGATAAGTCATATATGGTTCTTGGATTCCGTAAATCGGATAAAAGTCTTCACCTGGTAATGTCGGATATACTTCTTTACCATATGAGGACTCATAAACATGAGCTTCAAAGCCCGGTAGGAACTGACTTCCCGGTCCAGCACGTGATTCGGAGTCACAATCCGGATTAAAGAATGCGTTAAGTATCTGTCCACCGGTTGTTCGTCGGAGGTCAGTCGCACCTTTATATCTTGATTTCGTTACAATGACATCGTCATTTAGTTCAATGTAACGTGCGCCATACGGGTCTACCGTCTTTAAAGCGAATTCTTTTTCGACACCTTTAATATTAAATGCCTCGCAAAGTTCTTCCAGCACTATCCGTGCATAGCGTGGGTCTATATAATCTGTCGAGTCTGTGCAATCACTCTCGTAATAGTATAATTCAGGGTCTTGATTGCCGGATAATTTTCTTAGTATATCCACGATTCCTACGTTATTTACTGCTTTTGATTTGCTACGTAAAAAGAATCCTTCTCTGATCCCTGGGATCAGTTTTAGGAATTCATTACATTTTGCGTGAGCAACGCTAAGAACAGAGGTAACGACGGCGTGAGTTTTGGTTACTACTCTAAATTTACCCCCCCGTTCGGGGATAACTTCAGGTATTAATCGAATCTCAGAAGGGTGGTTCCAGGCTAAATGAATTACCTTTCGCCACCAATCTCCCAGTGATACACCATCGATAATGTCGTCTGGATTGTATTTCAACTCAGTCGGTAAGGGTCTCGGACCTTCCCTCTCAAGTTTTAATACTATCTTTTCGCCATGAAATAATTCTTGCTTATTATATATTGTAGCGACAATATCTGCAAAACGATCACATTTAAACGTCTCTTCAGGACCTAGGATAGCCTCGACTATTTCTAGTGCCTTACTGTCATTTGAGTAATAATCGAATTGATACCAATCGATTTCGCATTTACCAAATTCCAGCGTCAGTTGATGTAATTTTTCGTCATGTAGTTCTTGTCTCACGAGGTCATGCATGGAGAGAGCGATTTGTTTCATCGTTGACCAATCGCTCTGCATAACTTCGCCTTTATTAATAAGCTGATTTCTTTCCTCTATCAATAAATCTCGTATGTAACCGTATGCTCCGCCATCCCTTCTCGATTGTTCAATACATCCATTTATATTAAATGAAGGTTTTGACATCGTTTGGATTTTACGGAGCTCGTCACTCGAGATGTTACTTATTAGTCTCTTAAGAAATCCTCGGAGTTCTGATTCCATTTTTGGTTTCACTCCTCCTATGATTTCCGCACTGATCTTGTCCCAAGTTTTATATGTAATTGTTTCCGGACGAAGAATCGGTTTCGACACCTTTTCATATTCGTCTGGTTCAATTTCAATGAAACTTACCTCTTCCAGGCCCAACAAATCCTTTTCGACTGTGATGGTTTTTCTTTTAAAACCAACTCTGTCGATTAGCATTCGGATTTGATTCGGGTCCTTTTCGAGGATCGGCCATGATCGGTTTATAGACGTGAATAATAACCTTTGCCTAAATGTTGGACACCATTTTTCAAATGAAGTGTTTGCGTGCATACCTCTCACCAATTTATTAAATGATGTGCCGATGAATTTAAGTCCCTTTAAGAGTATTTCATAATTTACAAAGTATTTGTATCCCTTCTTACCGGATTCGACTAATGCTTTGTCGATTGCCTTGTAAGTATGATATACTGCTCTTAGAGTCCCACTTTCATCATCGAGGTTTGCGATCTTGTTGTATAATAGAACCGTATCCATTACTTTTCTTAGATACGACATATCGCTAGCTTTTACCAATAAACCATTAGATGTGGTATTGTGAATACTTTCCTTTATCGCCTTCACATCTTCAGAAGTCATCAAATCCCTTGGATGGCGGAATTTGTGTCCGATAGCGTCCTGATAAAACCTTATTAACTCATTGGTTAATTCGGGTTCTATACCTGGACCTGGATAGTTATGGTACTTAGTACGAAGATTCCAATTGCCAAAATAATGGTACTTCGCAGAATAGAGATCACGATCTTGTATCCTTAATAGTAGGTCAATCAAAATGAAGAATTTTGATACAGAACCGGGGGTGTTGCCAATGAAAAAGCGTGAATGGCTTATTTCGGCTAATATTCCCTTAAATAGGGGTTGTATTTTCGACCATTCGAAAGTCATATGTTGCG